AGACGGCTTTCCTGACCACCCAGCACGGAACGGCATTAGCGGGATGCGAAACCAGCATCGATGCAACCACGGCACAGACACGGATCATTTGCCCAGCATGACCTTGATGCCGAGCCACACTGCCCCGACCAACCCGGCAACGATGATTGTAATCACCGCCTTGAACGTAAAGCTCTGCGCCTGCTCGACGCTCTTGCGCCAACGCCTCAGATGCTGAAAGTCAGCCCGCAGTTCTCTGCGATCCTCTTCTTCGATACCGAACGAGGTTAGGATGGTTGCGATGGTCCTCAGCACGAGGGCATCGATATCGTCGCGATGAAGCCTTTCCTGTTCGGCCACCGTCTCCGCGACAATGGCCCTGATATCTTCGTCGCGTATGGTATTCATGGCTTGATAGTTTTCCTGAGATCGCTTCTTAACGCACGCCATGTCATCGCTTGATGATCCGCGCGACGTTCTCAAATCCGCGCTTGGCGAAATAAAACGACACAACGAGATTCGACGTAGTGGAAGCGAACCCAGCGAGAGCATCGGTCGTTCCAAGACCTAGAACCTTGTCCCACACCAAGAGCTTGCCGAAATAGGCGGCGACGAAATATCCCATCAGCTTGTCAGGTTCGTACCAGTGCCCGATTTCGGCGATACGATATTGCAGGATCGCGTTGGTTTCGGCCGTCTGTGCTACGATTTCGCCAGCCGCCAGGTCCGCAGCGATCTTGTTGTCGACGTTGCCGGCTTTCAGTCTGGCATTGTACGCATCGATCAACCCCTTGATGACGGGCCCACCGAGAAAGGAAATGATCGCCATCCACATTTCAGGCCGCCTTCCGAAGCGACCGCAGCCGCGCGAGGATCGTGACGATGGAAACGCCCAGCAGAATCCTTCCGACCGTTCTTGTGTCGCCGATGGCGGCGGCGATTTGGTCCCGGAGGTTCGGGTCGCCCAGCGCATCCGCGACCGTATCGATGGCCTGCATGACGGCGCCAGCGAAGGCCAGGCAATAGCCCCAAGCTATCGTCAGGGAGTTGAGGCAGCAGGCTTTGATGCGGGCCCACATGCTTACAGCGCCGCCTTCAGCGCGGCCGCCTTGGCTTCAAGCACCCGAATGAATGATTCCGTCCCGGACACGAGAACGGTGATCTTGTCCTTTGCAATCCAGCAAAGCGCGAAACCGGAAGTGGCTGAGGCGAATGCGATGAGTGAAGTCATGGTGTTTTCCTTCTAGAGTTGAAAAAGATGGAGAGGATCGAAGCGACGAACGCGCCGATAGAACCCTTCGAGGGATGGGCTATCGAGGGTGGAAGTGGCTTTGCAAGATCCGGCTCGGGCGGACGGGTGGTTGTCGGAAGAACGACGATCGGCGGCTTGCCGAACGAAATCGACGGATCAAGCGCTATCATCGCCAGCAGCAACCCGGCGCACCCGAGCTGATTGTCAACAACGTCTGGATCGTAGAAGCCATCGCGAATATACTTGCCGCGAATGTATTGATCTGTTCCCGACCAGAGATAGGGTGATGGCTTGCCACGCGATGCATAGCCAAGCCCGTTGTACTCCTCGAGCTTGGTCAGCGTGCCGCCGATACTCCAGTCCTTGTTGTGCGCGGCGTAAGGTGCACAGTTGGCCAACGCGTCGACCGCGGCCGCTTCCCACGACGGAAAAGGCCCGCGGCGGACCGGGACGTGAACCGAAACCTTATCCCACGGATCGCCCTGGGCGAGGTTTGCCGCCCAATTCTGGGACGATTCGCGTTCGTGAACGACAGCAATAAACCACCACGGGACGCCGGTTTTGGCTTCAACGGCCCGATATTGCGCCTTGACTTCGGCTGCAACCAGACGCTTCGCAGCGGAAGCGAAATTGTGGGTCACCCTGGCGCTTGCCCAGCGCTTTTCGTTCGCTGCCTTGAGCGCGACTAGATCTATCATCTATTGCTCGCTTTGGATTGTGCGCTCTACTGCGCTAATAGGTCCGGGGGCGTTGGATGACGGAAGATGTTAAGCGGCCGAACGCGCTGCCGCTGATGACGCACATTGTGGCTGCGGTCCTTGATAATCCAACGCTAGTTGGGCCTACCATTCGGCCCATTGTGACGGTCCAGATGGAAAGTCTAGACGGAGGCGTTCACCTGCTACCGTTAACCGATATTTCCGCACGCCGCTTGCTCGATACCGTCGCAGAAGCGCTGCAAAGTCGCGATGCCCAGTTCCCAAAAGGATCATTCGAGCCGCCCAAACTCCAATAGCTTCGATCATGATGTCTTGCTCGCTTAGGGGTTGTGGTGGTAGACAAGCACCATGGGGTCGCTTAGATTTCTGTTGGCGTTTATCGTGGCAATCGGCCACATCACGTCTATTTTCGGCTTCGCATGGGCACCAAATTTGTCCGGCGGTCGAGCCGTTCAAATGTTCTATATGATTTCAGGTTTTCTGATCGCGATGATTTTGAACGGTAAATATTCGAACAATTGGCTTTTCTACAGCAATCGCGCTCTAAAAATTTTCGTACCCTACCTAGTTGTGCTCGCTGGCGTAATTTTGCTTTCGCTGATCGCTTACGCCACCACGGGAAACGCCGGACCGCTTTCGACTTTCATCAACGAAGGTCGCAACATGAAAGCCGGCACATGGGCTTTCGCTATCTTCTCCAACGTGTTTCTGTTCGGTCAGGATATCGCTTCATTCCTGACCTATCACGACGGCGCGCTTGTTTGGAATCTGCATGCGCTTGAACAGCCAATGAACGCCACAATGTTTAGTCTCAACAACCCGGCTTGGACGCTCGCGGTTGAACTGACGTTCTACTTGGTAGCGCCCTTTCTTGTCCGCCGCAATTTCCTCGTGCTGGCGCTTTTGACGTTCGCGTTGCAGGCAATCCGCTATCAAGAATATCATGTCGGTTGGTTTAGCTACGGCACCGACAACCGTTTCTTTCCGTTTGAACTTAGCCTTTTTCTATTCGGTGCGGTGCTCTACCGCGCAAGGGACTTGTTGCAAGTCGACGTTCGATTTCAGGCACCGATTATGATTGGCGTTCTGACATTGACCGCATTCCTGCCCGCTTATTTCCGAGATGGGTATTATCAGTTTTACGGTTTTGTCGGGCTTCTGATTCCGAGTATGTTTCAGTTTTCGAACCGCAACAAATGGGATCGGTGGCTAGGCGATCTGTCCTATCCAATTTATGTGGTTCATTTCCCGATCGCGGTTTTGATGACTGTATTCGTTTCGTCGACCGCAGGTAGTCGGATTGCTCCCGCGCTGGCGCTTGTTATCACCGGCGTTGTATCGATTGCGATCAACCGATATTTGGTCAAGCCCGTTGATGTGTGGCGCCAGCGTCGGGCCCGTTCAAATGATTCGAATGATATAGTTACAGCATATCGTGGGCTGCACCGTGCGGTGAGCACTCCCGTTGGTACCGCTTGATGTCACGGAAGCTGTACCACCTAACGAAATGCCGATTCCTCCGTTTGGAGAGAGAATTTTATCTGGCCCACTACCGCTGCCATTGGACGAAGCGAGACCGCCCGTATCGATTACGAGATTTCCGGTTCCCGTTACAGTGATTGGTCCACTTGATGCAATTGACGGTATTTCACCAGCTACCAAGGCGTGGCTTTCTCCACCGCCAACCGCGCCGAGGAAATTCGAGTTCCCGCCGAAGTATGTCGGTGTGAGACGGGATGCCCCATTCTCAATCATCGCCGAGACGCGGCCGGTTTTGTCGGGCAAGTTGAACGTGGTCGAACCGTCGCCTACGCCGTAGGTGGTGCCGATGCTCCATGGATTGCCGCTGAATAATGACGCATACGTAGTGCGGGAAATCGCTTGGCCGATGGGGAAAGCGAAAGAGCTATTGGGCGTAGTCGGTCCCCAATAATCAAAGCCGGCGCTGATCGGAACATTGTACGGATTTCCGTAAAAGCCCTGCAGGTAGAAAGCCCCGTCAGAATTATTGTATGTCGCGACGTAGGGCGTTCCCTGGATGATCGTCCCGGCTCCGAGTTCAACATTGGGGGCGGAGCGCAATGGCCTGGCGCCAAGACCGTCCGCATTCAACGTAACCACATTGCCGTTCGTAGTATGCGGCGTGAACGCGATCATCTGACCATTGAGATGGGCCAGCGTGTCAAACACTTGATAGCTCAAAACCGTATACGCCGTCGATGTCCCACCGGTGACGATCGCGCCCGCAATATCGTCGCGATATTTCGCGGTCGCCGCCATCATGGCGCGGGCGGAATCGTTGACACTGGATGGCGATTGCCCTTCCGCCCAATTTATAGTGCTGTCTGCCGCCGCATCCGCTGAGGCCGTCTGCGACCACTTGTAGAGAGTCATTTTTCATCCCTTGAAAATAAAAAACGGCGACCCAGGCGGATCGCCGTTGGTTGGCTCGAAACGTGTCTGGCGCGGTCGGGCAGACCTTTACCCCGCGCCCGCGCCGGTGATTTCAAGATATTGCGCGCACGGGCATGCCGGCGCGCGGGCGGTTAGGAGATTGCGGATCACCCCAACAGGGACGCCAGGGTTCTCCTTTGCGACGGCTTCCGCTCTCGCGTCAATAATGGCTGAGATATCGGTACGAATTTTTCGAATGCGATCCTCAAGCGGCAGAGTGAGCGTCAGTTTCGTGTCTCTCGACATCATCGGTTTCGATTCCTTTGGTTGTCCGGATTTGCGGCGGCGGGCCGGCCGCCAGTTTCTGTTTCGCGACCGCGGCCTCGTTCTGCGCACGCCGCAGTGCCCTTTCGCGCTGCGCCTCGTGAGCTGCGACAAAAATCTGCAAATCGTAAGGTAGTGACTTGAACCGTTGTTTGCGGTCGTTCGGCCACGAGCGCGGCGGATCGATATCGGCGAGAGCATCGATCGCGGCGGCGGCGACGCCGCCGAGCGTCGGGTCGGCGAGCCCAAGCGACACGTGCAGTCTCGAGATTTCCTGCACTGCCGGCCACAGCCGTTCGATGCCGAGCGAGGCACAATCGGTAACGAACCGCGCAACATCGGCGGGCGCTGCCGGACAATAGGAAACGCCTTTGAGCTCGCACCACCGGGCAAACATCGGCGCCGCGCGCGACTTCGCCTGCGCCAGTGCCGCCAGCACCGGGCTTTTCATCGCTTGGCCTTGCGCAGCGCCTCGTGAACGCCGCCCATCTTCTTGCGCAGCGCCATCAGTTGCGCGCGACGCCGCAAACTGTGCGAGCCTGAATCGATCTCGCCTCGCAGTTCAGCATCGAAATTTTCCAGCGCTGCGGCGCGCTTCTTCAGTCCATAGAGCACAAACTTTTCGGCCATCTCGTCGATCGGCATTGGCTGGCCGTTGATTTTCTCGGTCCGGGATTCCGTGCGTTCGATAAAATCCTGATCGTCGTTTGGCATCGGCAATTCCTCATTCTCTGGATCTTTCAATATATTGCATCCAACAATTCGGAGGGCATCCTTTAACGCTTATTGGACTTTCTGGCGTTGTACAGCGCCACCGCGTCCTTGATATTGCCCGAACTAGAGAGTCTTGCATTCAACGTACGCAGGTCGGCGTGCTCGCGCTCGGCAGGCGTCCGCGCCAGGCCGGGCCGTTGCACCGGCGGCACCGGCTTGGTGGCCACGGTGTCCTTGGCCTTCATCATCAGGCGATATTTGCCGGCGTCATACATCATGCGCTGGAACACGGCGTTGCGCATCAGGGGTTCGCTGTTGAACAATCTGTGCAGCTCGGCGGGCTCGATGCCGCTCGCCTTTGCGGAGGCGAAGATCTCGGCCGTCACCGCATGCTGTATCGCTTTCGGTTCACCCTTCAGCATCGTGTCCAGGCGTGCATCTTCCGATTTCGCGAATTCGAGGAAATTCTGCCGCGTCACCTCAGTTTGGCGGCGGCTCTCTTGCTGCTGCTGCGCGATCAGTTGTTCGGTGTTTGCGATCATGTCCTGAACGCGCGCGAACCGCTGCGGGTCCTGCCGCGACATCTGTTCGAGTGTCGCCGGCCAATCTTCTGCGGAAATTCCGGCGAACTCTGGGAACTGGCTGAGAAAACTAACCTGCGCAATTTGCGTCGCCGCCACCAGCCCATTGACATAGTCTTGTCGGGTTTTTTCCGCTTCGCCAACCTTCTGATCGAGGGCCTGGCGCACCTGCGGATGCTGCAGAACCTTCTCGAGATCGGGATCGAGCTCTGCTGCCGTGTCGTCACCGGCTTTTTTTGTCGGGTCGGCTTTTACCTTTTCAGCTTCGGGGTTTTCATATCCGGCTGCTTCGGCTTGTGGCAGCGCAAAGCCGTAAAACTCCGCAGCTTCCGGATCCTCTGCCAAGGCTTCGGCGCGCATCGCATCGACGCGCGCGGCGAGCTCTTTCGATGTTGTATTTTCCGCTACCAAACGATCAGCCGCGGTGGCGCTGGAATAGTCGCGGACGGCGCGATCGAGCGAGATCGCTTCGTCCGCGGCAACCGGCTTGTCGTTCTTGTCGATATATTCCCTCACGACAATTTCGTCGGAAGGCCGAGAGCGCTGCTCTGCAGCCTCGCGCAATGAAGTAGTGTCGCTGCCAATCGCTTCTTCTTCGTCTTTTTTTTCCGGATCCGACATCGGCCTGAAGCCGGCATTCGCGAGCTCGAAGGCGGCGCCCGTTAGCGCGGGATCGGGTTCATCGGCCATATTTGGTGCTCCAGTGGATTTTGGCTTTGCGCTTGCGCGGGATGATTGCCGGAGATCGGTGTGCCGCAGACCGCGGATAGGTCGCCGGCGCGCCAGCCTGCTCCCGCGGAGCAGCATGTTTAGAATTCAGCCGGTTCATCCTGCGTCGCCTTACGGGCGATAGGTGCGTCTACCCAATCGCCGCTCAGGCAGCCCCTGCTGCGACACTACTTGCGGATTTGGATCGAAACCGCCGTCTAAGTCGGGCTTGCTCTGCCCCATCTTGTCGTAAAGCATGCCAAGCAAACCACCAGCGCTCTCGGCCGGTGCTGCGCCGGTTGCGGGGCCGATGCCTGGAACAGAGTTGATAGGGCGGTGTCGGTCATCTCCATTTTGATCGTACGAAGAAAGAAGCCAATTTGTCGGCGCGCCTTCTGCTCGTCCCGAGAGATTTTCGGTGACAAGGGAGTTGGTGTGCTTAGGTGGAGCCACATCATGGGGCGGAGGTGGAAGCGCTGGCGGAGTCGGCGGGTTGACCCAGTAGGGGTACGACCCGGGAGGGGGGTCTGGAAGCGTCTGGGGAGTCGAGGGGTCGAGCCACCAGGGCTTGGGCCCAATAGGTGGGCCTGGAAGCGCCGGGTAAGTCCCGGGTGTCCACTTCTTGAACTCATCCAACTCCCACCAAGGCTTCGGCTCGGGCTGGAGTATTTTGGGTATTACACCGTCAAGTGCCCGATTGGGTCGCTTATAAGGATCATCTTTAGATGAGGCGGCCATATGTGTTTGCTCGCATTATCTGGGTTGGAGATAGAGATGGAGATGGGAGAGGCGGCCTCTATGGAGGACCAGATTTGGTTCACAGTTCTCTTGGAAAGACGTATTCAGTCCGGCGTGCTTCCGCCGGACCGATTTTATCTAGCGAGATAATGTTCTGGACTAAGGCCTGGTCTATGGATCGTAGATGACCGACAATTGCAGGCCAATTCGCGCCAGGATGGCGTCCACTTCGTCCTGGCTCTGTGGATAGGCCTCATAGATGATCGGCGTTCTCATCGCGATGGCGTAATATCGTGGGTTCCAGGTCCAATAGACATCTTCTGGAAACCTGCCTGTCGCATCGAACTTGCGCTTCAGGATGGTTCGGACCGCAACGCTTTCCGGGGGCTCTTCCAACGAAAGCATCCTTCCCTCATAGAATTTCTTCTTGAGTCGGATTAACTCCTTGGTCCCACTATCGACAACAGGAAGGGCACACGGTTTTTCCTGAAGGCGCGGCGCACGGGGGTCGGACGTTTCATAAAATCCGAAACAATTATCTGGTCCGGTCGGGTGATTGATCCACGCAACAAGAGCGCCCCTCGGCACGAACGTTTTCACTGACGCGATGAAAAGATAGTTGGCACAGATGGCAAGGCAGTAATCGTTGACGACGACGGTTGCTTCTCTCGCTAGGAGCATGTCGGCAAGTTCAATGTTGGCGCCAATACCTCCGCCATAGCCGCGAACCACGAAAAGGCCGCCTTGTTCGAGGCTGTGGACCAGCAAGAAATCGTCGGGAGCATAAATCTGGCCGTCGAGACACAAGACCCGCTTGTCGCTCCGAAGCGCCATCGGACGCGCGACATCTCCCCGGCAATAGGCGAGAGCGTCAGCGTAACTTGCCTTCTCGGCATCTGACACTTGTGCGCGCGCAGTTTCCGCGCCCAAACCAATAAAGGCGAGTGCACAGAGCATCATAAATTTTGGAGCTGCGAAATTTGCCATGCGGAAAACGAAAGAGCAAAACCCAATCGAGGTTCGGCCGCGCCTACTGGATCGCGCACAGCGCCGACGGGTAAGGTCAACGAGACCGGACCGGGGCTCTCCACGATCACTTTGAGCAGGCTTCCGGCGCGACATCGCGATTGCTCGTAGTTCAGCACACAACTAATGCTTGATAGAACAAAACATGAACCATGTCAATCCACCCCTGGCATGACGCAAAAAGCGTCGTACGCCATGGCCAGGCCTGCAAGTCTCCATTTCAGTTCGAGTTGAAGTCCGTCATCTCAGAGGCTGTGAATCTTTCAATTTTTGCGTTTTCCGACATGAGTCAAATCAAGGGCTTAGACCCCTAGAAACCGTCGAAATTCGAATACATTCACAAACTCTCAGGAGCCCTCGTTTTCGTATTTCGACCTCAACGGCGGATCGAGCGGGGCCCGCCAGGCAGGTTCGGTCGTGAAGCCATCGCGCCTCCTTGCGTCCCTCGCGGTGCGTAACCGGGCCGAAGGCTCGCTGCGATCGCCGGTGCAAGACCAGGTGGTTGGCCGCCGGCGGTCGAACTTGCGTCATTGCCAGGATCGGTCTGGCCGGCCAGCGCTTGCGTAATCAGCGTTTTTCCGACGTCGGGATGAACGATCGCAAGCATCGCGTTGTGGTCGCCGAGAATTGGCCGCAACGCCTGGTATTTCGAATTCAGATCCTGCGACCCATCGGCCGCCGGATCGGTGCGTTGTCCCGAACCGAGGCCAGCGATGCCGTTGGCAAGCGCGGCGAAGGGATTGCCGAGCGGAGTATGCGCCCAGCTCTGAAAGCCCGCGCTCAAGCGATCGCCAAGGTCGGGCGGTTGCTGCGAGGCTTGCGCGACGTCCGTCCCGCCGAATAGAGGCATCTGGTAATTGCCGACGGCAACGTTTTGCGTCTGCCCGTAATCAGGTGTTTGCGGATTGGAAAGTGCCGCTGCCAGGGCCGGCGCCGCCGGCTGTGGCGACGCGGATACCGATGCCTGTGGCGTGGACGATGGCTGTCCGCCCGCCGCACTTTGCGAATTGAAATCCCCGTCCGGCTGATACCGACCTTGCGTTTGTTGCAGCGAGAGCAAGCGACCGAGCAATCCGCCGCTGTCCTGGAATTGCTGCGGATCGAAATAGCTGTCGAACAGACCCATCAGCCGGCCTCGTGGATTCTTCGGGAGGCTTCGGTCGCGGTGCGATAATCCACGGCCTTGTAGCCGTTGATTTCGATGACGGCGGTGGGCGTAATCTTTTCCACATCCTGCGCCATCAGGCCGATGTGATAGGCTGGCGCGCCCTTGTAGCGATAGCCGTATACTGGCGTGCCATCGAACAGCGTGCCGACCGGCGCAATATCTTCCTTCAGTCGCATATCGGACGGCGTAAATTTGATAAGATTGCCGATACCCTGCGCGATAGCGCCAAATTGTTGCGCGCCGGACATCTGCTGGGTGCCCGCGGTGGTGCCATTGGATTGCGACCCGAGGCCGGCAATGGGAAGGCCGATATTCGCAAGCAGCCCGAGCGCTTGGACCGGGATCCCCCGGCGCTGCGCCTCTTCCGCCAATGTCGCATTGGCCCCGTAGTTCTGCGCATCGAGCGCGGACTGCGCTGCCGTGACGCCCTGCCCCTGGTTTGCGAGGTAATTCTGCTGCATCCCCGAAAGCGTGCCGGCCGTGGTGTTGCCCGCGTTGTAGAGCGCGTTGGCGGCATTGACCTGGTTGGCTACATCCTGGTTGTATTGTGAGGCGATGACCGGCGCTTCGCCGGCGGCCACGCCGCGCCCGTAGGCCATCTGGTTGGCACCGCTCAGGTCGCGGCCCGCGGCGGCGAACTGTCCGTTCACGGAATTGCCGACGTCGGTTTGAATCTGGGCAAGCTGTGCGGCGAGCGCAGGGTTGTTGCCGATCATGCTGCCGTTGGCATATGGCGTCAGTTGGCTCTGAAACGTGCCGAGGTTGCTCTGCACGTTGGCGGCCTGCGCATTGGCGCCGCCGCCGTTCAGAAGCGACTGCGCATATCCGCCGATCTGCCCGGCGTAAGGATTTCCGTGCGCAGCGTTACTCTGCAAGGTGTTGAGCGCGCCGGTCTCCGCACCCGTCGGCGCGGTATTGTTCAAACCGGTGCCGAGTTGCCCGAGGATGCCCTGCAGCATCGGCTGCGCCGCTTGCCACGGCGCGGTTTGCGACTGTTGCGTTTGCGTCGATGATGATTGTCCGCCCATAAGCTTAAGGCTCCTTGCTCGTGATCAAATTGGTTTTCATCTTTTCAGCGAATGCGCGCAGTTCGCCGTCGCGTCCGGGGACACGCGCAGTGCGGCCGCTAATGCTCGCACCGGTTAGATCTTGTGGCGCCGACGCGGACCGACGATCGGCGGAACGGTCCATCGCTGCACCGGCCCGCCGCTATCGGACGGAAGAAGTCAACGGACCACCCGCCGAGAGATGAGCCGGGTTGGTTTCTGTGCAGCGATCGGGGGATTCCCGCTGAGGAGCCGCGTATGTCCCGTCTACCCGACCCCCGTCGGGGTCATAGCTTCCGTAAGCAGACGTCAGATCGGCTACAAGACAATGCGTTGAAGCATCGGGCTGTGGCCGGACAGTCGCTTTGGATCGGGCCTTCAATATAACCCTCACGTGATTGCATTGCTCGCACTTGACCGCCGCACCGGCCGCATCCACTCTTTGTCAATCCACGGGTCATCCGGCAACGGCGGGCGCAAGCACGAATATGACGAGCGAGCCATCATCTCAGGCAATCGATCCATCGCCGGAGAGTGCCGAGCAGCCGCACCCGCCATCGCGTGGGTTGGTGGCGGCCACGGTAGGCTGCTTTTTCGGCTGGCCGGTTGTATTTTTAGCTTGTCTCCCTTTCATTACGCGCGGCAATGAGCTTGAGGCTTGGCTGTTGGGCGCCGGCTCGGTCCTCTGGCTTGTGTCATGCTTTGGAATCTGCGGCTTGTTGCTCGCGATGATCGAGGATCGCTGGCGATCGCGTGCGCTATATCGCCGCATCGTGGTAGGCTGGTTCTTTGGCTGGTTCCCTTTGTTCTTCGTTTGCGGCCATTTGGCCTCGTTGATCGAACACCCTTATTGGATTGACTTGTCTTTCAGTATTCCCGGGACGATCCTCTGGTTAGCGTCATGCTATGGGCTCTACGATATGCTGTTCGCAATGGCGGAGGCGCGCTGGCCGGCGGCGAAATCGATCCGGGAAGTCATCGGATCTTTTTTTAGGATGCTATTGTCTCACCACCACTCTCCTTAGGCGGCCGCGCGAGGACGACGTCAACGTTCATCATGGCACGACCCGCCCGCGGAGGTACCGCTTCGCCGCAAGTGGTCAGATTTGTTTTCAGATTTTTTCCGTGAGCGCATGCAGATCGCCGTCGCGTCCGCGGACATGAATGCCGTGCGGCGTTTAATGCTTGGGCTGGCTGGATTTTGGGGCGAGTCAAGCAATCACTTGCGCACAAATTTTCATTATCGTGCGGCAACGGCTGTCCATTTTCGTCGTCACCACTCATCCGCGGAAGCAAAGTCTTGTGAAGTCCGGCACCTTATTGCTTTGCAGCACCGAAAATTACCTCTTGATCTCCATAGAGGCCGCTACCATTCTCTCGAAAGGCTGAGGTCATTCGGCGATGATGGGCACAGGCGACGAACGAGCGCGAACCATGGCAACCGCACCGTCATCGCAAGCAATCGACCCGTTGGCAAAGGATGTCGGACGAAGGTCTTCGTTGTCTCGCCGTGTGGATGCAGTCCTGATTGGTTGGTTTTTTGGCTGGCCTATTCTCGTCTTCTCTTGTGCGCATTTCATCAAACACCCTCACTGGCTTTACATCTATCCGTTTGTCCCTGGCGCTTTGGTGTGGCTCTTTTCGTGCTATGTGATCTACGACCTATTATTCAGGATGGCCGAAGCGCGCTGGCCGGCGGCGACCACGATTAGGCGGATCGTGAGCTCTCTTATTAGGATGCTTCTTGGTCACCACCACCACTCTCCCTAAGCGGCCGTGAGGGGCTGAGCCGACGTTCATGGCGGAAAAGTCCGGCTGCCAAGGTACCGCTTCGTCGCGAGCGCGGCCGGAAGAATCCGACGAAGCACTGGATAGGCTTTCTGCAGCGTCTGCCCCGCTTTGCTATCGGGTAATGCTTCTTGCAGAGCCTGAACCGCCACGCCGGGAGCAACAGCGTGCTTCGCCAAGGTCCCAGGGAGTTTGCGTAGTGCCGCACCTGCCGTCTGCGCGCCGAAACGAACACCGGCCGCCTCTCCGCCCAAAACCATCGGCACCATTTCGCCGATTGTTTCCGCGTAGCGCCCAGCTCTGCTTTTGGGTTGATAGAACTCGCTGGTGATATTTCTTTCCAGCGAACGCCGGAGTTCGTTGGAGGTCCACGATTTAAAGTCGTCGGGTTGATCGGAGGGTATTTGCGGAAGTAGGCTCATGCGCCTGAATAGGTTGGGCACGAAGTTGTTCGGGAAATAGCCGAAGCCCGTCATCACGTCTCCGGGCAGCCCAGCCGCATTGACCCAGCCATTGAGCAGGCCGATGCCCGCTGATTTCGCGATGTCCATCGGGTCAAGGTCAAGCGGGCCGCCGATGCCGGTGAGGTTCCTGATTCCGTGCACCAGCCGTGCTATCTCGGTTTCTTTTGCCTGCTGCCCCGAAGCTTCAGCTTGGGGTGCAGGAGAACCGGACATTGGCAGCGGAACGGAGTTCGGAGCATCCCAAAAGTTCGGGTTCTGCGGTGCGGATGGCACCTGACCACTATTTTCCGGAATCGGCTGATACCGACCCTGTTGCGTTTGCAGCGCAAGCAGCCTGCCGAGCAAGCCGCCCTGCGGACTGTTATAGCTGTCGGGATTATATTCGGGCGCGCCGCTCGGGGTTGGACCGAGATCAATCCCCTGCTGCTGCGCGTAGCGGCCCAGCCGGCCGGGCAGGCCGCCTTGCGGACTGCCATAGTCATCGGGATTATAGTCGGTCGCGCCACTCGGGTTTGAATCGAAATCAAACCCCTGCTGCGCGTAGCCGCGCAGCATGTCGGGCAGGCCGCCGCCCTCGCCGCCATAAGTTTCGGGATCGAATTCGTACGCGTTGCGAAAATCCAGAACCCCCATCAGCCCAAATCCTTGTCCATGATGGCGTGCTTTTCCTCAAAACCGTCGAGCGCATGCAGCCAGCCCTTGCGGCCGTAAATGCGAACGCGCTTGCAGCCTTCGGCTCTGGCGTAAGTTTCGATCTGATCGATCAGCGGCAACCAGCGCTTCATGTCAGAGCCGCCGCAGACCGTGATGATGCAGACCTTGCCGATCTCCGAATTGATCAGGATGGTTGCCGCGGCGGACTCGACCGTTCGACCATTCCACGCCACCCACAGCAGGCTGCGGCCTGAAAGAATTTCAGCTTCGATATCGGCAAAGGCGTTCAGTTTGGTGCGGTAACACGCCGCCTTCAGCAACGGACTGACATGCGGCCAGATTTCGCGAACCCGTTTCGGGTCGACACAAACAAGTTCAACCGAGGATGGCATATAGGAAGGTACGTCCTGTGGTAGCGCTATTGGTATGAGTGATGGTGAACGAACCGTTCGTGATCGCAGAGATGTACATATTACCGCTGGCGACTTCCGCGGCCGCGGTCGCGGTCATTGCCGTAAGAATCGGCGTGGAGCCGATGGCGCATAAGCCAACGCCCTTCGGCGTCACAACAGTCGTCGCGCTGCCGGTCGCGAGCGTCACGGCGCCGACCGCGTTTGATCGGCCTGCTGCGAGTTGCTGCAGGGACAAAATGATTTTCTTCAAATCGGTCTCGGTAATACCGGGAACGTAGGCCGTCATAGCGTGCCGCCGGTGGTGAGATCGGGAATGACGCCGGCGCAAAATGTCCAGGAGGTCGCTGCGGGGATCCGCACCTTGAAGCGGGAATAGCGGGTGTCTCGCCTTACATCGCAGCGGCCGGTTCGTGCATTGATCGGCACTTCCGCACCCGAGCTAGCCGTTGCGGACGGCGTATCGCGATAAGACACCGAGCCGTACAATGTGGCGGCATCGGTGATGGGACGAAAACCACGGATGGTGATGCGGTTTTCATCGGTACCCTGCTCGGCACTCTCGATAGTGCCCTCAAGATTGGAGCCCCTGAAAAAACCTAGCAGGTTACCACTGTTGAACTGCCCGATTTCCGGCTGCACTGCGGTCGCGTAGGCATCCAGGCTCAGTGTCATCGCATCTAGCGAGCCGCCGATGGCGCCACCGCTGCCATAGGCATTCGTGAAAGTCGAACCTATCAAATCGATATGGGTTGAATCGACAACCGTGAACTTCCAATTTCCGTTAGCTTCTGTGGTGCCGGTGACTCCATAGACTTCAATCGTGTTTTGACCGGGAATCGTAAAATTCGAGTTTGATTCTGCGCTCAGTGTCAGACGGACGGCTCCTGATCCATTGTTTGCGGCACCGGTTATTGTCAGCGGGCTTGGCGCCAGCGCATCTAGATTTTCCAGGGTCAATCCGGTTTGCGAGATGCCGAGCAGAAATTGACCCGTCATCGAAATCGGAAAAAACCGATCCAGGAGGTAATCATATCCCAAGAGCTTGTCATAAGTGCCCACCGCGCCGGAGATGGATTTGTAGGCCCAATAGACTCGCGTGCTGCGCGGGTCAGCCGCGCCGATGAAAAGTTGCAGATTTCCCTTGTCAAGATCGGTCAGGAAAGTTCTGTCGACCTTTTCCCGGCCGATCTGCTCGGGCACGCCGCCGGGCTCGATCTTGTGAAAGCCTTGTCCGGCGTAGAAGAAGATTCGCTCGCCCGTCCGGATGATCGAGTAAGGCGCATACAGCCCCTTGTCCTGGGTGATGCGGTCGATCTGGAAGATGATCGGCGATCCCGGTACGTACGCCATTCGGCGAATGGCCTGATCCTGAAAGATGATCCCTGCCTCGCCGCCCGCGACACCGCGGACAATGCCGCCATCGGGGAAATCCTGGTGATCCGATCCGGCGGTTACCCCATCCCAGGACGTCGCGGCGTTGAAGTTGTTGAGACCGCACCATTGAATGCGGAAGGGATTCGACAACAGGCCGGAGAGGACCAAAAACCGGCCCACGACGCCGATGTAAGCCGCCTGCGGCGGCGCAGGCGTACCCAAAGCATTTACGAACGTCGTCGCCGAGGAAAGATCGAACACTTGAAGCAGCGCATTGGCTTGCGTCGCGAATACAAGATTTCCGGTCTGTGCGAATTGCCATTGGGCGGTCGAGGACAAAGCGCTGTAGGTGCCGCCACCTAGCGAGACATCGGCCCAGGTGAAGTCAGTATTATTGAGCTTGTAGAGTTTTGTGCTTGTGCCTGCGAAAGTGACGACCGTTCCGTCGGATTTCAGCGCATAGAAGGCGCCCCTGCAGGCGGAAGGAAGCGCGGACGTGTAGGCCGAAAACGAAGGAAACGGCCCATAGCCATCGCCGCGCGGAATCACGTTCAGAATGTTGCGCGTGGCCTGGCCTTCGTAATCGCTGACGTCGGGGCGATAATCGCCGGTTGAAAGTAGCGGCATTATTCAGGTATCCAGGTCTCGGGTTGCTTGGTCGCGGGCGTCCATGTTTCGGCCTGCGTTGACGGGGCGGTCCACGTTCCGGAGGGGGCCACTTCCGGCGTCCACGCTTCGATCTGTGTGGTGCTAACGGCCCAGTTGTCTGCGCCAAACGGGCGTGGAAACCACGCCTCGAAATCGCGGGTAAAACTCGAACCGTAGCCGGTGAAGACAAATGAACCGGCGCCGGACAACAGCGATGCACCAAGCACCGCGGCGTTTCCCGTTACCGTGCAAGCGCTCGCGGACGCCAAGAACCGGGTAGCAAAAATCGCTGCATTGCCGGCGACCGAATAACCGCCAACTCCGACTGAAAGTTGGGCCGGAAACGTCGCGGCATTAGCGGTGACCGCATAGGCGCCGGCCGCCGCCGCCAATGATCCGTTGAACAACGCAGCGTTCCCTGCGAGCGAATAGGAACCGGCGCTGCATGGTTGCGACACCGCGAATGGTGCCGTAATTCCCGTCACTGCGAACGCGCCGCCGGTCGCCGTCAGGGTGATCGTGAACGGCAGACCGGTCGGCGCGCATTTTCGCCGCGGCCGCTTCGGTGGCCTTCGTTTGAATACATGAAAGCGGTCAGACATCGGCGCCCCGAAACCGAAGTTCGCTTGAGTCGCGGCAGTACCTCTTTCGAACTTCGGATTCGAAAGGGCACCAGAAATCTATGAGCGGAGGACCGACCGGCGCGCGGTCAAGCCAGCGAGCGCACCCCGGGGAATACACGCGCTGCCCCCGGATCAGGGCGGAGTATCATCGTCGCATCGACATGTCGCGAATGAACTCAAGCAGCCCATCGTCCGGTGACGCCAGCTGGTTCGGGGTTCGGTTGGTCGAGGCCCGCCAGGGCCGCGATCCTTCCCAGGACACCGCCCGATGGATTTGGATCAACCGAAGGAACGAGCGGCGCGGCGTTGCCACCGAACATATCTTGACGGTCGGGAGAAACAAACGCGTCGCCGCAACGGCGCTCATCTTCGTTGGATTATCAGCACTTCTAGAATCCACTTAGACTAGGTAGCATTCGGGTTGGTAAGGAAAAAATTCGGACATCTTGTAGGCCCGCTACTTGTGGACCCATCCGGCATGATCGAATTGCGATTTTTTTTCAAAGGCCAGGTAGGTGAAGCCGGCTCTCACGTCGTCACTCGCGAAAACTATGAAGTGTGCCTTCAGGTAGGGATGTTGATCTATCGGCTGAATAAAGCCCGATCGTGAAACTACCTCCAACAAAGCATCCGTCTCACAATCGCGAAACGGAAAGTATCGCTCATTGAGATCATTAAACGGAGTAATCCAATTTCGCTCTTTCGAAAGCAACTCGTCTAGCTCGGTGACATACGAAGAAACCTTTGCAAGGCATGATGCGGAATCACCGCGTGCGCTAGGCATCTGTGTTAAGCAAAGAAAAAACGCGCCAACCGCAAAATCGCGTCCTGCGCTTGCCGGCCCGCGCCAAGTCCGTGTCAGACATCAGACCAGTTCAGCGAACGTCATCGATCCCGACACATTCATCGAACCGCTCGGCGCGGTGCCGAGGCGCACACAAAAGGCCTGGCTCGGCGCGATGATGATCCGGTCGTCTTGTCCGGCGGGCGACCAATAGAAACCGTTGAGGAAGTTGAACTCGGTTGCCAGCAGCGTCACGATGGTGCCTGTCGACGTCGCCAGCGTCGTGTTGTTGATGGTTGCCGTGGCGGCCGCCGCAGTGTCGTTCGGCACCATCGGACGCGCGGTGATCGAAGTGCCGCCGGTTACGGTGACGGTCGCCGGCACCCGCTTGAAGGTGATGTCCTTTGCTTCCCAGGCGGTGAGCGTCTTTTGATCCAGATTGACCGAGTGGATTTCGATCGGGACCGTTGATGCGCAGAGAATTGTAAAAAGGTCCTGCGCGGCCGATACCGCTACGTTGTCCATGCTGACTGTGTAAACACGCGCCATTCTCTAGGTCCTTCAGGTGATGAAGCCTTGTCGCTTCTCGATGAAATTGCGGATGCGCTTCGGTACCGTAAATGCGAACGGCGTATAGGTGACGGCGATGACGCCTTGGAAACCGCCGCCGCCGAAGCCGTCGACCCCCGTTCCAAAATTTTGCGCGCCGCCTGAACTGCCACCGCCATATCGGCCGCCCGCGCCGCCGGTTGCCGGCGTAGAGCCGCTGGTGCCATTGGCTCCGCCCCCGCCGCCGCCACTTCCGTGAGAAGCATCAAATTCGGTACCGTTGAAGCCGTTCTGTGCCAGGCCGCCACCGCTGCCGCCGAATCCAGCATCGGCCGTTCCGCCGCTTTGACCGCTGCTATTGGCCCCAGCGCCGTTTGGCCCGGCCGCGCCGCCGCCGCCGCCGCCGGAAAATGGGGTGGGACTAGGCGCAAGACTGTTGCCGTTCCCACCGCTAAATCTCGTGGTGCCGATACCACTGGCCGCGGCGCCTCCTGCGCCCCCGGTAGCACTCAGATCGGTTCCGGTACTTCCGCCGGCCGCACCAACCGATGATGCGCCAAGCGAGGTACCGTTGAACCAAGTGCCGCCGCCGGAGGTGGCCGAACCGCTCACGCCGTTGTTGCATGTACCCCCGGCCCCGACCACAACAGTGCAACTCGTCAGCGGACCGCGTGAGAAATTCACGATCTTGGAATATGCGCCGCCGCCACCTCCGGGCCCGCGCGGCGATCCGCCGCCGCCGCCGATGCATTCGATCTTGTTGTTGTTACTGTCGAAGTCGATCGGAAAATTATAAGTCGATGCGCCCGTCGCGGTGATGAACTGCACCGTTGAAAACAGATATTCCAGTTCACCGCCCTGCCAGATGCCCGGGAAACGCGCGATGTCGTGACGTTCGACGCCGATCATCGAACGCCAAAGCATCAAGGCTTCCGCCTTGCTCTGGAATGGCTGGGTCCAGAGTTCTTCCTTGCCTTCCCGCGCGCGAATCGTGACGGTGAAGATCTTCCTGAGATGAAATTCTTCCGGCTCAAGCGTCAACAGGCCGCGATCGACGCAAATGCCGAGGCTGCGAGCCCGCTTCCACAGCGGCGACCCCGAGGGCATGACGTCGAGCCGGCCCGGCATGATGACCGCCGGGGCCGTTACAGCTTCCTTGATGTTCATGATGCAGGCTTACGTCAACGTTAGAATGCCGTTGGTCAGATCGGTCGCGACCGTGAAGGTATTGCCGTTGGTCAGCGTGATCGGACCGCCGTAATCCCACCAGCCGATCAGTGGCTGCGTTGCCGACGTTGAATTATAGAGCACGGCATATTGAAACGGCCCGATTGATCCGCCCGCGGCAGTCCAGGAGGGCTGGGTTCCGGCGGCGAATTTGAAAACGCCCGCGCTCTGCGCCCCGGCAACCGCGCCGATAGTGACGCCACCTGCGGTGTATCCGTTGGCCCCCGAAAGATCGGCCGGCGTGTTGTAAACGGTGTTGGTCGTGACTGGCACCGTATTGGTCAGATAGACTTTATACACCTGTGCCGTGCCGGTCTTCATGTCATGCAGCGCATGTGCCACGTCACCGACAAAGCAATTGAATTTATTGAATGATGCCATAGTCGCAATTCCCTAAGGTGTGACGCCGGAAGCCGTTACTTGCATCGGTCCGGGGTTGAACGTCGAGGTCAGGCCGAGATTGTTCAAATCGTTCAGCGCGGCCGTGAAGCCGAGACCCCAAGTCTGGATCCGGCCGTCTTCCTTGATGTAGGGCGCGGACTCCAGCAGCGCGCCGTAGAGATACAGATCGGGCGCCAGCGTCAGCAGCCAGTTGCTGCTGTTGGATGCGAGCGGCGGAATACTTGCGCGATACACCATCTCGATGGTGTAGGCCTGGTCCGGCGACGGGACCAATTCCACCTCGGTGCCGAACACGGTGAAGTAAAGCGGTTGGGCCGCGACGTCCGACCTGTAAAAGCGATATTCGTCCATTTGTGTGCCGGATCTGAATGCAAGGCAAGGCTTTCCGCTCACGCTCAAGAGGCGAACCCTGCGCATCGACTGAAAATCGGCCGGCAGCGAAATGAACTCCGGCTCAAGCGATGCCAGGTTCACAACTGCAGTCGCACGGGATTCCATCTGCCGCACGAACAATTGTCGGTTGAATTTCGCTTCCGCGAGTTGGATGAAGGTTGGAATCCGCGCGATCAGCGTCGTGTCCTGGTCGCGCGCAAGATATTCGGTCACGGCGCTTTGCAGCGATGGATAGTCGGTAATTTGTGTCACGATCGCCTCGCTGACCAGCCTGCTTGCAATTTCGGCCTATCGGTTCGCAAATAGGCCCATTCGGGATCCCTGAGTTTCTTCTGAACGATCAGATCGAACTCGGGCGAGAACATGCGCAAGGAGACGTTGCCCCGGGCATGCTCTTCGTCGAGCCATCTGACGTAAATTACGTTGGGGATGCGCGCGACGTGGCGTCCCCAATCGCTCTTCTGTTCGTCGCGGCGCGACTCGTTATTCCACTTAAGGATCGGCTCAACATCCTGGACGTGCTCGATCGCAAGGTCTTGGCCGTTGGGGTCAAGATGTGCGCGGATCAGGACGCCGTTCATTGATCAGAATCCTTCATTGTTGCGCGCTTAGCCTAAGGGTGTGAGAACGGCTATGATCGATGGATCAACGCCGGATTGAACGCGCCCGCAGTCCGGTAAAGATCGTTCATGACCGCAGATTCGTGCAGTCCGTCTGCGGTGGCGTAATTGGTTGTTCCGTTCACGATCCATTTGCCACTATTGAGCGCGCTTTACGCTACTGAGGCGAAGTCAAAATAGCCCGCCAGGTTTACAATCGTCGCGCTCCGCAATGCGGCGTTATATGTCAGCCGGTCAGACTCGCGCGAGCTAACCGATTGGTTCGCGCTCGTCGCCCAGCTGTCGGTCGAAGTCGTCTGCGGCGGCACAGTCACGCCGAAGATATTTTTGTTTCCAAGTGCGGCAAAGATCGTTTGCTGGCGCGCAAGATAGGCAGCATAGCCACTTAATCCGAAATCGTTTATGGCGAGCTGCGGAATCTTGTGCGAGCAAAATTGGGCCAGGGCGAGTTGCAGTGGATTGCTGGCAAGCCAGCTCGTCGTCGATTGACCTGCGATGCCATCGTTGATGTAGGCAAACGAAGGGCCTATGGCCCGCGCCAACTCACCTACGTTGTAGGAGCCATCGTTGTAAAAATCGGCCAGGCCCATGACCCGGCTGTCGGCGATGAACGTGATCGAGGCGCGCCTGGTCTTCGCAATAATCCCGACCGGCCGCCAACCGTAACGTCCTCCGTCAGTCGTGCTGGTGATCGTGCCGCCCATCGTCAGGTCGGTCAGGCCGGAAGCAGCGAACTGGAAGCGCTCGCCGTTCGCTTCATCGCGCCCGCAATTGGTGACGAACGTCGCGCCGTTGTCTACCGGCGAGAGAAACGGAATTCCGCCCGAACATTGCAAAAAAGCGCGAACGCCGAATATGGAACCTCGCGGAATGCTTACGGGCGTAAAATCGGTCTGGAAGGTGATACCCCCTGCCAGCGGGCCGCTGGCCGCACCGCCGAACTTGACCTGCGAGAATGTACCCAGCGGAAAATTGAAAGACGCAGTCGCCGTGGTCGTGCCCGAAATGGCTGTTTCTTGCAGGTTCGAATGGTTTACGTACCAAGTTGGAATTAGTAGCGCGACCGCCGTGATGTCATCCCTCGCGATATGCCGAGATTCGGCCATGACTTGAGCAACGCCAACGCGAGCATTCGGGACTTGAGAACTCGTCGCGACCTGACCGAGATATGGCGGCACCGCTCCCCCAAGGAGACCGAGACCGCCAAATCCTCCCCGCGCGCTCATCCGGCCGAAAGCCATCAGGACACCTCGACAACTTCTAGAGTGCCGCCAACCGAAACCTGGATGGCAGAGATTTTCTGACCGGGACTTACCGTGAAATATTCCGGCATCAGAGCCGGCAAATATGCCCCCGTGGAGGACGTCACCGCCGCAAACGCAGGACCATCCACATTCAGGACATAAGCATCCGTCGTGCAGAGCACGCGAACCTTGTAGGTTTCCGCGCCAATGGGATTTGCGATCGTGCCCGCCGTTCCCGTGTAGGGGATGGTTTGCTTTGCGCCGAGGCGCCCGGTTCCGACATATTGAATGCCCATTACGCGGCCCTCACGACAACAGAGAAGTGCATCGGAACGGACGCGCCGGACGCGCCGGATGGCGTCAGCACGATCACGTCATCTTCGTTCAGGTAGGTTGGCGATGGAGGTATGACGAAGAATAGCTGACCCGCGGCCGAGCCTGACTGCGGCACGGCGAAGCTTGCGAGCGTGTTTGCGTTGACCGACACCGTAACGGTGCCGTCGGTTGTCGTAAGAGCACCGCCGAGAACGCCGGTCGCTTTCAAGAGCTGGCAGCGGAAGGGGGTGCGAATATAGGCGGCGACAGGCGTGGCGCCGCTGGACGGCGTATAGGCCGTGAGGTCGATGGTGTTGAGCGTGTGATGGCCGGGTAGCGACATCTAAAGATCTCCAAAGAAAGGGTGTTGAAATCGTCATTGCGAGGAGCAGCTACGAAGCAATGCAGCGACACCGAGTTCCGTGCCCTGGGTTGCTTCGCGGAGTCTGTCATCGGGCGGCGCGTGCGCCGACCCGGTGGCTCGCAATGACGATCCTGAAAGCTCAGGATGCGGTGTTGTCGAACACGCCGCCGCTGGATTTTTCGTTGCGGGCGACGAGCGCGTATTCCGCCAGGATTTGACGCCGATCGGAGTCGCCGGTTTTTGCCAGCGGGATCGAGATCATGTTGCGGCCGTTCAGATAGGCCACTGCCCATTTGTCCATTTCCAGCACCAGCACGTCGCGGGTACGCTGGAAGCGGTTCGCGACCACCTTGAGCTTGCCGAAATCGGACTCGTAGGCATCGACCGAGGCCACGATCTTTTTCGACTTGGTTTCTTCGATCGGCGTCGCACGGCCGGTGAAGGTCGAGAACACCTGCTTGTTGAAGGCGCCGGTCATGATGGTGCCGGGCTTGCCGCCATTGGTCCAGATCGAGGACAGCACGGATTTCAGCCGCGCTTCGGTGAACGCGATCTGGGTGCCGTCGGTACGCGAGGAGGTGCCGTCGATCGGAGACGGATCGGCGGGCGAGCCGGCCGTACCCTTCGAGGTGTTGGACGCGATCCAGGACAAGATCGAGGCGGTCTGGCGCGGCGTCGTGGTGTTGCCGGCGACCTTGGCCTGGTTGGTGCCAACCAGGATGGTCTCGATGTCGCGCTTGAGCTCGAGGCCCTTCAGCATTTCCTGGTACGCCAGCTCGTTGTCGCGGCCGGCGTGGTCGACCGCCTGCTGGGTGCCCGACACGCGCGCCACCTTGTAGGAGATCTGGCAGAGATTGCCGAGCCGAACGGTGGGGGTGATGGCGGTGGTAGTGGGATCGTCACCTTCGAGCTGGGCATTCGCTGACGAAGCCGGGGCGAGCGCCTGCGTCTGCCATTCGTGATTGACGGCGGAGGCTTTTTCTTTCTCGGCACCGCTCATGAACGGCGTATCGGTCGGATCGATGCGATAGATCATGTCCGAGAGATCTTCGCGGTTGCCAACCGCCTGATAGGTGGCAAAGGTGGAAGTCGGTATAGCCATAAGATATTTCCTTGAGATGATGCCCGGCACGCGCGGCGAAGCGCTACGCGCGACGGAAAGCCGCCTTAAGCGCGCGCCGGTGCGTTCGATTCACAATGAGGACTTGGTTCGGTTTAAGCGTCTGAAGACTTCGGACGTCCGATGGCGCGGAAGCAGCGCTTCCGGTTCGGCTTCCCTGATGTCTTCGCCGGGCGCCTGTTTTGGCAACAGGGTCGGCGTTGGCTGGTCGCCAATTCGGCGGCTGCGGTGGCCTGGGATAAGCGCGCTCGGCAGCGTGTTGTTTTGCTATCGCGACGTCCCGAGACATCGCGCCGCATGAGAAAGCCCGCGACCAGTCCCCCGGCGCGGGCTCAATTCTTGCGATGTTGAATATATGCAGGTGATTTGCCCGACGTGTCAAACTTTTTGAGAGCAGGTCGGCACCGTCTTCGACGGCTTCGGCCGACAGCGCACTATCGAGTAAACCCCGCGCATTTGCGCCTCAGTAGTTACAGCACTCAATATTGCGCTCGCCGAGAGCTGAGATACCCGACCGGCCCATTTGCCGAAGGCGGCCACGCGGGCGGCGCCGGCTCGTCAGGATTGATGCCAGCGAGCGCAGCAGAGAACGGCGAGATGCCGTTGCCGTCGCCGATCTGGCCGGCGGCGGGTTGCGGCTGCGTCGCGTAACCGTAGTCGTCGAACGGAGTTGGCAACTTGCCAGCCGCGAGCCCGGCGGCATAGCCTTGGGCAATGTTGGCCTCGTTTATCCTGGAAAGGCCGTGCGTTCCGCTGACATCAACGTCTGGGTTCTCAACTTGCTTACTAAAAAGGTTGTGAAGACCTCCGCCGTATTCCGCTAGTTCCCGGGGCAACCCTGCCGCGGCCGTTATGTATCCAAAATGGTCGGATGCGGCGCTGGTATAGGCTCGCACGAAGGAATTCGGTGGAATGCCCCATCTCGGATTGCGCTGCAGCTCCTCCGATCCGCCCGGCCAGAATGCAGATGCCATCAGCGCAAGAGTCGGACTGAGGCCCCCAATTCTCGACGCACCAGCGAGCACAGCCGCGAATTCCCTGGCCTCCTGCTCGCTATGGTTCGCGGGTACAACGATATAGTTATTGGGATTGGCTATTTTGCCGTCTGTCTGGTTGTTGCCCGAGCCGTCAGAATAGAGATTGGCGTTCTGTGAAGCTCCTGGAATCGGGTCCACCGCATAGGCCCCATTGCGCATGAGGAACTTGGAAGGAACATAGCCGGTGATTGGATGCGGCGGCGTCTGATGTGTTGCGGCGGCATAGAAAATCCGATCTGGCAATTTCTTCTCCTGTCAAATTGAACACGACAATCAACGGCAACAGGCCTTGCCGGGCCTATCATCATTCTCGATCGCGGCTGGTGATTGCCGAGAGAAGGAAAACCGAGGGATCTGCGCTGCGCCGGTTCGGCTACCGGCGCGTCGTTGTGGTGTTGCGCCGTGAGGACTGGTCAGTCAAAAGAGCACGCGGCGCATATATCGCGCATTAGGCCTGCAATGATGCAACACGAAGAGGGAGGGCGTCGGGACCAAGCCGTTCAACAACCGCACGTTAGCTACGCAGCCCGAATGCGGCCTCGGCCAACGGATTCGTTCATCACCAGCTTGCGACCTGTTGCCTGCGCAAGCCAGCATCACTTCGACGTCAGTGTGTCGGTCAAGCTACCTGCTGGCGTCTTCCTTGGGCTCCTCAGTCTCGTGAATGCTCGGGTCCTAGCTCATAAATACTCACGGACGTAGTGTAGAAATTTCCAAATAGGTGGTAAGTGGGATTCTCTCGCGATTCCACCCCCTCCTCAGTAGCCTTCGCCATCAGCCGTTTCCACTCTGGCGACCGCTCGGAGACGGGTAGAGTAGAGTCACCCGTCGTGTCGTATACAACATAGTCGAAATAGCCGCCCCGATCGCCCCCTCCGCCACAGAGACCGACGGTTTGCTTGGTGCCATTTTCAACAAAATCCGACAGCTTGCATCCGGACAAATAGTCATTGGTCAGGAGCACACTGACATGGAAGCCTTGGCCACGCAGCCAATAGCGCGGTGCCCAAACACCGAGGAAGAGAGGAGAAAGCAACACCCACACGATGGTGAAGATCGAAATCAATTTCCAACGACGCCTGAACAGGGCGTCCAGGGAAAAAAGAAACAACGGTATCCAGAACACCAAGCCTGCTAGAGTGAGCCACAAAAAAGCACTTGGAAGAAGAAAATACAAAAAATTGGCGCCATACAGACCCAGCAAGACGACGACGATCACAACCCATTTCGGCCACGTCATACGACAACCCCGGACAACCCTCCGGGATGGTAAATCATATTGCGCGCCTCACTGGCAAGAATAACTAACTTCCTCGAACCGACAATCGAACCTGGCATTGGTACACCTTCGGTCTTCAGACAAAGGATGACACGTTCTGATAAAACAAATCCACGTCACGCTGCCCACTCCGTGGGGATTTTTCGGACAGGATCGCCTAATTTGTCGCCGATAATTTCAGGACTTTTTGTGCAGGAGCGATAGACTGGCGCCCACATCACAGAATCCCAAACCGTTTCCTGCGCTCAGACACTTGCGCCAGTTCCTTGAGTTCGGCCTCCGCCAGCTTGCCGTTGGCGATAACTGTAGCAAGATGATCGCGGACCTTGCCGACGATGTTGATGGCGAGGAATAGCTTTTCGCGGGACCCGACATCGTCGATCGTGGTGGCCCGCCACGCCGCGGTGTAAGTGTCCTCGAGCGTGTTGAACGCTTCGCTCAGGAGTTCGTTGTCGAGCAGTTCCTGCGCTCGAAGGGCTTTGGCGGCGGCCTGGTCGAGCCGACTTTCGTCAGACATCGGTGTTGTCCTTTGCGTTCTTGCTCTGCTACATTTTTGCATCGTGACTGTGCGCGGTCGCCACCATGCCCAAGGCGGTTTCAGCGACATCCATTTGATACTGCGCCTGCGCGTGCTGCATCCGCACCGGTTGAATCATCCCGTCTGCGCTGAACGGATCGTGGTCAACGGGAACGAATGAAACGTCTCCGAAATCGGGTTGATGGTCCACAGGCATCAAAGAAAAATCGGACATATGGACGACCATCAGGAATTTGCCGGGCCGCGCTGGGTCCAGAACATGATGGTGGCCGTCTATGCGGCGGTCGCCTGATCGAGTTGCGCCCTCGCCTGCGCCGCCAGCAGCTTTGGATCGGGCGGCGGCGCCGGTGGTGCCGGCGGCGGATTCAACAGCTGCCCGGTCTGCGGATCGACGGCGGTCGGATCGTTGAAGAATTTGTCCGGGTTCTTGTGCCCCATGATCCGCGTCAGCTCGGCCGCGGTGTTGTAAAGCTGCTGGTCACCGACCAGATTGACTTTTCCGAAACCGTCTCAATTTCTTTCGGTGCCGCGTCGTGGTTTCGATCACTTGAATGGCGCAATGGGCAGCGGGACCCAGGCCCCCTCGCGGGAGATCGAAGCGCTGATGGTGAGCGCAACCCGGCAAGAACCACGCGAAAGATAAAGCGTGCTGTGGTCGGCATCGACATCCACGCGCTCGATAAAGAACCGGTTCAGTTCTCCACCTAGGTCTGTCGGAAACAACAGCGTCACGCCGCTCTGATCGATCAGGTAGGTACCGACCGCCTCGAAGCAGTCTTGCAGTTCGCCATGCCACAGACCGTTCCTGAGAATTCCGAGCACTCCCTGCCGCAAACTGCCGGCACTCGCTCTCGCTCGATTATAGCGATCGATTGCACTTTCGGCCGATGGCACGGCAGGGCGATCATCGATTTTGTGAGCGCGATCGTCCGGGATGGCATTCGGCTGTTCAGGTGAATGCTTTGATAGCGGGACCCACTCGCCATTCCTTTTCTGCTGTTCGCCGACGTCGATATCGATGCGACAGGAATCCGTCGCGACCCGTCGTCTAAAGCTAAAGTCATCGGCATCGGCGGTCGATTCAATCGTCCAACCCCGACCACCCGGAAGAGCAAGAACAACCACCACGTCTTTCACGCCCCCATGAGCGTCAATTCGGATTGTGCCGGTTTGCTGCGGGCAAACCGCATCCGTCTTGGAAATCGTAACACGGGCGATAGCAAGCCGCGGGCCACCGACACCGCTCACATCTTCAAGGTCCATGTGCCCGCTTGATTTCTGCGCCAGCGCGGCCGGCGACAGCACGATCATCAGAAGTGCTGCCAAGATATGAGGTGCGCGCAACATCTATTTGTCCCACCCGTGACGAAAAGAGCCGTCACTATATGTAAGCGCGCCGGCTGTTCTTACGCAACTGCATTAAGGTGGGCCTATGGTGAGCTTATTGTCGCTTGTGACCGTCACTCGAACCGGGCGCTCCGGACTGGCATCAAACGTGGCGTAGCGCGTGCCATCGAATGCATAAAACGGACTGATTGCGGTAAACGTTAGGCCGGTCTCCCCGTCGATCCGGTGGGGATCAAGCGCTGGTCTTGTAGTTACAAACCTGTACGACTTTCCTCCTTCGAAGTCGCTACCGGTCTTTCCTGTTGGGTCGGCTTCGATCTTTTTTGAAAATTCGTCCAGCTGGGCCTTGGTGACAAGTGACTCCGTTGGCGTCGGATTGGCGTAGCCGCCAAAGAAAGCAGGCTCGGATGATCCGCCTTGATCAGAAGTCGGGTTGGGGCCGCCTCCGGCATCGCCGCCACTGGGACCGAGAGCACCGCCGCCTTGCGATCCGCCGGGGGCGCTCCCGCCTACGGCCGGCGCGTTAACATTGGGTTGGCCCACTCCCGTCGCAGGCTGCGGCGGCGGGCTTTGCGGTTGGGGTTGCGCCGGTTGAGTCTGTGTCTGCGCTTGTTGAATCTGCGCCTGCTGAGTTGCGCCATCAGCGCCGAACGGGTCGTGGTCAACCGGAACAAGTGAAACGTCACCGAAATCCGGCTGATGGTCGACGGGCACCAGAGAAAAATCAGGCATGATGAACCACCAACAAATATTTTCCGGGCCGCTTTGGGTCGGCAACGTAATGGTGGCCGTCCTTCGCCTTCCACGCGCCCTGCGGGTATGAACGCGGCGTCCTCTGCGCTTCCGTCGTGGCCCTTAGATGCGCATCCATCAACGCCATCTTGGCGTCGAGTTCGGCCTTGATTCTTGCCAATCCGATTTCGGCCTGGAGCTTGACCTGTTGATGGATGGCATCATTCTGCGCCTTCTGCTGCTCGAGCTGTGCCTGGTGCGCAGCGGCGGCCTGATCGGTCTGCGCCGCCAGAAGTTTTGGGTCGGGTGGCGGCGCCGGCGGGGCCGGCGGCGGATGCAGGAGCTGCCCGGTCTGCGGATCGACGGCGGTCGGATCGTTGAAGAATTTATCCGGGTTCTTGTGCCCCATGATCCGCGTCAGTTCGGCCGCGGTATTGTAAAGCTGCTGGTCGCCGGCCAGATTGATCTTGCCGCCCGCTATCAGTTGCTTCTGCACATTCGCGATCGCCATGGTCTGGGCGAATTGCTGTGCTTTTCCGCCGGAGCCGAGGCCTCAGCTGCCTCAAGCGGTATTTGATACGGCGCCGGTCCCGGCTCAGGCGCAACCATGGCGTCTGAATCCTCCGTCCAGGGCTCAGATCCATAGATGGTATCTTCATCATCCAACTCGGCGAGGCGCTCGACTAATTTGATCAGCTTAACTATTTGCCCCATTTGAAAAAGCCTCCTCGACGATCCGGGTGCAGAATATCCTGAAAGATGGTCCCCGGTGCATGTTGCTCTCTAGGTACAAGTTGCAACACGCCGGGTTCCTCCCCGTGGTGCCACGAAAAACCGGCGGGTGGCGTTCGGGGTGCGAGACCGGTCGGCGTCCGTTGAAGGATGAACCTCCGGTTTTGCATGTCCCGAGCGAAAGCGTCATCACCCTCCATATCCTGCAATAGATTTTCGTTGCCCTCTTGGGCTGGCCGCGAACCGCCGGGATATGACGTCGGTCGGCGACCGCACCATTAATTACGATCCCTTATTGAATATGCCGATGGACTCTGCCTTTGCCCGCAGGTGGATTTTCTGAGCTATTGCTGATTCGTCCTGCCGCTCCACGGCAACCAACTCGCGAAGGTCGCGTTGCTGACGCATCAGTTCATCTTGAATAAGCGGATTCGACAATATCCGTTCTTCTCCCACGACACTCGGGTCGATATCTTCGTGGTTAATTACGAAGTGATCTAACGCCTCATACGCCCGTCGGGCGGCCCACGCTGACTCCTGAGATTTGCCACTCTGACGACAGCGCAGGGCATATGTAACCGCGACCACGGCGTCCTCAGCCCATTCCTGACCCAGAACCCATGGAAGGTCGTCTTCCTCCGGGATGAGCTTCATCGACAAATCGATGTTTTGCTGTAGTTCCTCCGGATCCATCTTGATACCGTCAATATCTCGCCAGAGGCGATCGAGTATCTCCGTCAGTAGATTTGGATTACCCCTCCCTGCGCTGTGCGAAAAACTCACATACGCGGGCAATAGGCGTTCGGCAGCGGCTGCAGCAAAGACCACACGTAGCGGCATTGCGATGCGATCGAGTTCTGTCCTCAGTAATTCTTCGTTGTATCTAAGAATTCCCATTGATCTCACCTGCGAGGAAAGACAGCTGTTGTCGGACTCGTCAACCTGCCCCCAAGAGACTCTATGACGGCAGCGCACTCCGGACAAATGGGCCTGGTCACGGCCAACTCCGAGGGTGTTGCTGCGATATTCTCCGCTTTATCCAACGCCGTGATTTCCGCGTGAGATGCGCGCATGTTGAGGTTCGCTTTGACGTCCATGTTTGTAACGGTAGCGGCTGCGGGTACCCACTCGCGGAGTCGGCAGCCGACCCGTTGGGGGCGGAGATGTTGAATGCGACGCGTTCAAATCGAACCCTAATGGTTCCTGGACAGCAATTCGCCAAACCGTCGTAAGATCGGATCGGATCAACTTTCACTTGGTGGAATCAACTTCGAAAAGCGCGGCATACAGCCAGGGGGCGCTGACGTACCATGTATTCGTCGGCCGTCGTTGAAGAATATGTCCGGGTTCTTGTGGCCCATGATCCGCGTCAGCTCGGCCGCGGTATTCACGACGAATTTGGAGTCGATTTACGAAAAATTAATGCGAGGATTTCTTCGCGCGTCAGTTTTTCTTGCGGCTCTTTCAGCACGATGGCTGTAAGTGCTGCAGGATCTCCCCGAACGTATCGCCGAACATCCACGGCAATTGGGAATACATCGTCAACGTGTAAGCCAAGAAAGCGAGCAAGCGCCTCTGGACCTTCAACCGCACTGCGGATGTCGTGATACCGCGCAAGGTCAAACCACTCGCCACTGCGTTCAATCGAGAGATCCAGGAAGTGTTGGGTGGCGCGCGGATTTGTGACGTCGAAATTTCCGAAAGATGCCCATACCTGTGAACCGTTCGCGAGGCGAACCTGGGCACCTATTACCCTATTGTCGAGGCTCTCAACCGGAAGCTTCTCGACCGGCCGGACCATTGTCTCGCCAATTTCATCGTCGTTCAAAAACTCCCACACAGGATTGGCCTCGAAATCGGCCACCGTCAGCGATTCAACCGGCTTGATGTTCTCGATCATGGCGCAGGAAACCCGTTTTTAAGCAACGCATCACAAGCTTTGTGCCGTACTGCCTGCTCTCCGCCTAAAAGAACAAAATAAGAACATAATCCTGCGATCGAGTCAACCTTAGGTTCTCAAGAGGGTGTGCGGATGTTGAGGTTCGCTTTGACATCGATTTTTATGATGGCCGTGGCCAGGGCCGACGAACACTTGCACCTCACGCCCTTTTGTTTTGTGCGTTGCTTTTCAAAGGTGGCGCCGCCCGGAGGCGGCGGGCGGCGGATACAGCAACTGGCCGGTTTGCGGGATTGATCGCGAACGGGTCGTTGAAGAATTTGTCCCGGTTCTTGTGACCCATGGTCCGCGCCAGCTCGGCCGCGGTATTCACGTCGATTTAATGTAGCGCCCAGAGTTCTGCGCGCGTCAGCTTCTCTCGCGGCTCTTTTAGCACGATGGCTGTCAGTGCCTTAGGATCTCCCCGAACGTATCCCCGAGCGTCCACGGAGATTGGGAATACATCGTCAACGTGTAGGCCCAGGAATCGAGCAAGCGCCTCTGGACCTTCAGCCGGAAAGCCGATGTCGTGATACCGCGCAAGGTAAAACCACTTGCCACCGCGTTCAATCGAGAGAGTCAGGAAGTGTTGGGTGGCGCGCGGATTTGTGACGTCGAAATTTCCGAAAAGTCCCCATACGTGTAAGCCGTTCGCGAGGCGAACCTGCGTACCTACTAATCTATTATCGAGGCTCTCAACTGGAAGCTTCTCGACCGGCTGGACCATTGTCTCGCCAATTTCATCATCGTTTCAAATACTCCCACACTGGATGAGCCCGGAAGTCGGCAACCGTCAGCGCTTCAACCGGCTTGATATTTTCGATCATGGCGCAGGAAACCCGTTCTGAAGCAACGCATCATAGAGCTTCGTGCCGTGCTCTGCATCAAATGTGTTCGTACACGCCGCCGCCTGGGCTTTCGCCGCTGTTTCCCCGCAACCGAGAGCAGCTTATTTTGCGGGGTTCAAATCTCGGACCCCGCCGGGCTATAATTCGGCCGACGTCTGTCTCAAGAACTGCGGTTATTCGCATCCGTTGTGCAACCCGGTCAATCGAGTGGAAAATTGTCGTCGGCAACCATCTCAGCAAATTGCTGGGGAGTAAGCTTCACGCCGTGAGCGCGAGCGATTTCCAGGTTTCTCGCCCACATGTCCCGGATTTGTTGCGGCGTATCCGACTCCATGCGAACAGCGGACTCAATCGCGTCGTGCCACTGCCCTCCGCCGCCGAAAATAGCTTGCAACTTGGGGGCCATCGCATTCAAGCGGTCCTCCTCATTTCGAGAAAGCTCTCCGATCGCCTTCAAAACATAGAACTCAAGTAGCTTCAATAACGGCTTTCCATCGTAGCGAGCATTGCTAACCATGTTATTTCCCTAGGCATCGTAAATCGCATACTCAATAAGCCTTTGGCAGATTGCAGTTAAGGTCGGCTTCTCATCCAAAGAGGCGGTCCAGCCTTCCAGAACTTCGCGAGCGATAGAGATTTCAAGAAAATATTTCATTCCAGCCTCAGCTGCCTCAGGCGGCACCCAAAACGGTACCGATTCCTGGTCGTCAGGCGCGACCATGGCGTCTGAATCCTCGGTCCAGGGCTCACATGCATAGATGGTATCTTCATCATCTAGCTCATCGAGACGAGCGACGAGTTCGATCAGCTTAGCTATTTGCCCCATTTGTAAAAACCGCCTCGACCATCCGGGTGCAGAACACCCTGAAAGATGCTCTCCCGCTCGTGTTGCTGTCTGGGTACGAGTTGCATCACTCCCGGATCCTCTCCATGGTGCCACGAAAAACTAGCGGGTGGAATTCGTGGTACGAGACCGGTCGGCGTCCGTCGAGGTAGACCCCCAAATTTTGAAGGTCCCGAGCGTAAGCGTCATCACCCTCCATCGTCTGCAATAGAGCTCCGTTTGCCTCTCGGAAATGCGCTCTCCGCGAAGAGCCGGGATATGACGTCGGTCGGCGACCGCAGCATTAATTACGATCCCTTATTGAATATACCGATGGACTCTGCCTTTGCCCGCAGGTGGATTTTCTGAGCTAGTGCTGATTCGTCCTGCCGCTCCACGGCAACCAACTCGCGAAGGTCGCGTTGCTGACGCATAAATTCCTGTTGAATAAGTGGATTCGACAATATCCGCTCCTCCGCCCCCACGGTGCTCGGGTCGATATCCTCTTGGGTAGTTACGAAGTGATCCAGGGCGTCATACGCCCGTCTGGCGGCCCACACTGCGTCCTGGGATTTGCCATTCTGACGAGTACACAGGGAGTATACAACGGCTACGGCTGCGTCCTCAGCCCACGCCTGATCCGGAATCCATGGTTTCTCGTCTTCTTGTGGGATGAGCTCCATCGACAAATCAATATTTTGTTGTAGCTCCTCCGGGCTCATCTTGATCCCGTCGATATCTCGCCAGAGGCGGTCGAGGATTTCCGTCAATAAATGCGGATTACCTCTCCCCGTCTTTTGCGAAAAACTCACATACGCGGGCAATAGGCGTTCGGCAACGGCTGCAGCAAAGACCACACGCAGCGGTACTGCGATGCGATCGAGTTCTTTCTTCAGTGATTCGTCGTTGAATCTAAGAATTCCCATTGATCTCACCTGCGAGGAAAAACAGCTGTCGTCCGACTCGTTAATCTGCCCCCAAGAGACTCTATGACGGCCGCGCACTTCGGACATATGGACCTGGTCACGGCCAATTCCGAGGGTGTTGCTCCGATACTCGCCGCTTTATCCAACGCCGTGACTTCCGCATGAACGTCTGGGGCTCTCGCCGCTATTTCCCCGCGACCGAGGGCAGCTTTTTGTGCGGGGTTCAAATCTCGGGCCCCGCCGGCTACAATTCGGCCAGCGTTTGTCTCAAGGACCGCGGTTGTTCGCATTTTTTGTGCAACTTGGTCAAGAACGTTGTGAATCTCCTTGGCACGCTCGGTAAGCCCGACATTTCCTACTTGAGTCGTCGGCGCGCTCATGCCGAGCCCAACAAGGCTTGGTCCGATCGCATGCAAGAAGTAGGCAGGATCGGTTACGAGGTCATGCCCCATATCCCTGAGATCCCTTGCGGGCTTTAGAATAGACTGATTGTAAAAATCGCTTGCAAGGTTCTGCAATTTTCGCCCCGATTGGCTCGCTGACGCCGCTCGCCAGCCCGGATCCGGACGTATCGCCAGGCTGTTGCTGGTTCGCCAGCACTGGCTTTCCGGGAGGGGATATCGGCGCTGCCGATGGATTATTTGGCTGGCCGGACGCGGGAACGCCGCTCGCCGACTCCAAACCTGGATCGTAAGATTCGCCCGGCGCTGCTGCCTGTCGAGTTACGCCGTCGGCGCTGAACGGATCGTGGTCAACGGGCACCAAGGAAACGTTGCCGAAGTCCGGCTGATGGTCCACCGGCACCAAAGAGAACTCAGTCATGATGAACGACCAACAAATATTTGCCGGGCCGCTTCGGGTCCGCAACGTAATGGTGGCCGTCCCTCGCCTTCCGCGCGCCCTGTGGATAGGAGCGGCTCATCTTCCGCTGCTCTGTCGAGGCCTTCAGATGAGCGTCGAGCAGCGCCATCTTGGCATCCAGTTCGGCCTTGATCCGGGCGAGCTGAACCTCCGTCTGCGCCTTGACCTGAAGATGGATAGCGTCGTTCTGCGCCTTCTGTTGCGCAATCTGCGCCTGATGCGCGGCGGTCGCCTGATCGAGTTGCGCCCTCGCCTGCGCCGCCAGCAGCTTTGGATCGGGCGGCGGCTGCGGCGGGGCCGGCGGCGGATTCAACAACTGCCCGGTCTGCGGATCGACGGCGGTCGGATCGTTGAAAAATTTATCCGGGTTCTTGTGCCCCATGATCCGCGTCAGCTCGGCCGCGGTGTTGTAGAGCTGCTGGTCGCCGACCAGATTGACCTTGCCGCCCGCTATCAGTTGCTTCTGCACATTCGCGATTGCCATGGTCTGGGCGAATTGCTGCGCCTTGCCGCCGGAGCCGAGGCCGACATTGATGGTCATGTCGTCGCGGGTTTTCCAGCCGCGCGGATCGACGTTGATCCAGGCATTGCGCAGCCGCACCGTCTCGAGCTGCTGGCCGTGCTTTCGGATCGTGGCGTGCAACAGCGAAAAGATGTCGCGCACGCCTTCGGCCATGATCCGCGCGATCAGTTTTATGCGCATCTGCGAGGCGGAGAACACCTGCGCGACCGCGGTGGCCGACTGGTTCTGCAGCGCGTCGGCGTCGATGCCTTGCGTCTGCTTGCTCAGGCCGCTGCGGGTCTCTAACTCGGCATCGAGATATTGCATCATCGGAAAGATCGAGCCGGTGATATCAGGCACCACCTGCCAGTTCAGCCCGCCCGCGGTCTTGGTGCGGACCACGCCGCCGGGCCGCGACACCAGGAGATCGTCGAGCGTATTGGGGCCGGCATTGCTTTCGGCGACTTCCACCCGCGGATTGTTGTGCAGATAGAGATTATCCAGCGCGCCGCGTTTCAGCGCGGTTTTCTCCCGCTGCAGCGGCATCACGAGATCGGCGATCGAGCGGCCGAAGAAGCGATGGGTGATCGGCACCGGCGTGGTCGCCGCAAAGGGGATGGCGTCGAACGGCGTCACGCACTCCTTGCCATCCTTGCGCAGGATTTCGCCCTGGTCACCGCCGGTGATCACCTGATAGAGGCAGGGCCGGCCGTTGCCATCGTAATCCATCCGCACATAATGTTCGGTAATGCGCACAAGCCGCGCCGCCGAGTTCACCCCGCCGGCGGTGGTCGAGAAATGCTCTCCCACGGTATCGCGCGCCAGCGTCTCGATCTCGGTATTGCCGGTGTAATCGGTGAGCGACTTTATCTGCTCCTCGTCAAATCCTTCCGCGATCAATTGCGCTTCGGTCTTGGTCACGACCTCATGAAAACAGTAATTGCAATCCCGAATATTGCGCGCGCCACGCTCGATGCCGAATTCCTCCGGCGGAACGCCGAGCACTCTTGCCTGCGCGAGCTTGCGCGTGGTGACGATGGTGACGTCATGGGTGATCGCGGACGCGATGGGTGGCTGTGCGGATTGCACCGGCGACGACAAGAGAGGTAATGCCATATTCATCAGCTCGTTGCCTCCGACTCTCTGGAACCGTCTTCAGGATCGCCCGCCATGTCATGTACGGTATGCGCCACGATCTTCATCGCGCCGCCGGACTCCATCACCGCCTGTGCGAGCAGCGTGAACTGGTCGTCGGTCAGGTCGTAATAGGTCTCGCGGCTTTCTTCCTCGCGCTCTTCCCACCACACTTTGACGATGCCGACTTTTGAGAGCAGCGCGTCTTTGATGAACGAATAAAGGATCATGAAGCCGGGGTTCTGCTGCATGAAGACGTGATTGACGTAGTCGGTCTCCTGCTGGGCTGAGGCTTCGTCCTCGGGCCCGACCGGTTCGAAGCGAACGACTTCATCGGATCCGGCAAAGATATCCATCAGCGACGGCATCAGGCCTTCGATGGTGTCGGCGACATCGGTCGAGACCGCACGCGAGCGGCCGTCCTGCGCCGGCATGTCCTTGTTCATGTCGCCGAGATAATAGTCCATCGCATCGGCGCGATCTTCCATCAACCTGGCGGCCGAGATCGCCGCTAGCGCATTGGATTTCTCGGAGGCCAGCATGGCCTTGAGATCGAGTACGGACATTTTTGGCATTGATGTTTCTTTCAGATCAATCGGGACTTCGCGGTCGTTGCGAGTCGAGGGCGATGAGCTCCATGAAAAGCGGACGCCGGCCGATGCAAAAAGCCCGCGACCGGTTTCCCGGCGCGGGCTCGAAATTCTTGCGATGGTGAAGTTATGCAGGTGATTTGCCCGACGTGTCAAATTTTTTGGCGACGGGTCAGTGTCTCTAGCGCCGGCTGGATTCGCGGGCGTTGTACAGCGCCACCGCGTCCCTGATATGCCCGAGCTTAAGAATCTCGCTTCGAGCGCTCGCAGATCGGCTTGCTCCTGTTCGTCATCCGGCGGCGGCGCAGGCTGGTTCGGAAGCTGGCCGGCCTGTGGTGTCTGTGCGAGATGCGGTACGGGCTGATACGCCGCGCCATCCCGTATTGGGACGTAAGTCAATGCATTGTAGGGAACCTTGTCGACCGGGGTCCAACCCTTGAACTCGTTGGGGTTCTCGAAGGCACCCATGTTTCCAGTGCTGAGAACTTCTTCGGACCGACAGCAGATCCCGCAGTTGGCATTGGTATGCTTTCAATTTTGGCGGGCGATGATGACATGCTCTGCCGAAACGAACCGCGTCAGTTCTTCCCTTGCCGCGCGGACTTTTCGTGCACCTTCCCGTTGCTGGTTGCCAATAATTTCAGGATATTTTGTGCATTGGCAATGAGACTGGCGTGCGCGCAGCCATATCTCAATAGCCGCCATTGTTACGCAGATGCTCTAGCATCAGCCCGAGCAGCCCGCCGGGTTGCGGCGACGGCTGGTTCGGGCGCTCGGGGTCGATATCAGCGGGAGCAGAAGTCCAGTTTCCGAAGCGGTCATTGAAGGAATTCTGGCGATCGGCAGGGAGAGCCTCGTCGGGCGGGACGCCAGGAAATGAAGTCCAGTTGCCGGATCGGTTGTCGAAGAAATTCTGACTGCCGGAAGAGAGTACATCGTTGCGCGGCGCGAACGGCACGGCCGGCGTTCCCGTATCAAAGACGGACGACGCCGGTTTACCCGCGATGCGGCTGACCAGACGTGGTGCGGCTTGCCTGGCGTAAGGAGGCGGCGAGCCGTCCGATGGCGCGTCAAACGATCCGGGCGCAGGCAAGGTTACGGTGCCCGGCGCATTGCCAAATCCATTGGCCGCATTGGCACCGGAGCCCTGCAAATATTGCTGGTATTCGCCGAGGTAAGCCGGCTGACCCGGATCGGCCTTCGCCGGGCCCAATCGATCCCAGAAGTCTGTTGGGTTGATAGCGTTGCCCGCAGGATCCTTCAGTTGGTAGTGGACGTGTTGATCGTCCGCTCCAGTGTTGCCCATCGTGCCAATAGGCTGGCCTACGCCAACCAGATCACCCCGCTTCACATATTGGGTATCGGTATGCAGTATTTCGTGAGAAAGGCCGTTCGCATCCCTTATGGCTATTCTCCCGAAAGTGCCTTCCCCCGGGTTTGTTGTCACGACGCCGGCCACCGGCGAGCGCAACGTGGGGTGTGAGAGGTTGATTCCCGACTGGCCGCCGAAGTAGTTGAAATCTACACCGCCATGCGGGCCTTTCTTTCTCATGACGCCGTACGCACTGGTTTGGTGAGGTGGCACACCCGCAATCGGGGGCAGCACTCGATGCATTATATCCCGCCACGACATGTCCGGTCTCCCTTCGGTTGCTTTCCAAAATGCGAAATGCTACGCGTCGGACAAACTTCCCGATAATTGTTTGCGTCGTCGATAAGTGCGGAAAAACCCGTGCTTTTGCGTGATGAGTTTTCGGAACGGCAAGCCCACGAGTTCCTCCAGCGATTTCCGATTGCTCAACCTGCGGTTTGACAGGTAGTGTTCAACGGATAGTAGTCTTCGGCGGAAAAGCGATCACCATCGTTGAAAGTGAACCTCCGCTTGCAAGCACCGATTTGGGAGAGCGTCTTTGAATTGCTCACAGAAAAGTCGTCGCATTTTTGTACAAACAGCCTTCGCTCTCACATGCTTATTGAGCGCGGCCGCGCCGACTTTCGCGGAGGAAGGCGCCAGGCCGACGACCGAGAAATGGCGGCCAAAGGATGGCGTCTACGCAAGCCGCGGCGCCAACTTCAGCGACAGATGTCTGGACTTCGGCGACACCATTGTCGAATTCGCCGAAAAGAGGATCGGCGGCGGCGAGGAAAACTGCAAAATTATTAGGCTCAGGGATACCGGCCCGGGCGCTATCACGCTAGACGTGACTTGCACTGACATCGACAAGGAAACGCCGGGCAGGGAAGTCATGTCGATGAAGAAGATAGACGAGCAGACGATCTTTGTTCGGCGGACTGAAAACGGAAAATTCAACCGCGCTTCTGGTGAGACAGTTTCCTATTGCCCGGACGAAGCACAGCGCATGTATATGGATTCAAAAAAGAAGAGGTAATGCTCTAACCGCGCGCTCGTTCCGCGTGATGCGAAATAGCGAACCCAACCGGGTGCCCCCTACGGCGGATAACGTATCCTCGGTCCGAGACCCGCGATCGTCGGGGGTGAAAGTGGCAGTTGCGAACAAGGGCCTATCCGCGAGAACGTCGTTGAACAGCAAGCAGAAGGGCCATCGCATCGCTGTGCAAGCAGCCTTCGCCCTCACATTCCTGCTCGGCGCATCCACGCCGACCTTTGCGCGCGAAGGCACCAAGCCAGCGATGGAGAATTGGCGTCCCAAAGACGGTCTCTACGCTTCGCCAGGCGCCAACTTTCACGACAGATGCCTGGAGCGCACCGAAGTTTTCGTCGAACTGGCCGACAAGTCCATTGGCGGCGACGAGTACGAGTGATGAACGCGGCATGTAGGCCGGTTTGGCCGCGGGTGTAACCGGATCAAAGAGCGGGCTGCGGTCCTACAAGGCGTCGATAATCTTTTCGACCGGCATAAAGAATGTGCGTGATCCGTCTGGGTATTCGATGAATTCGTTGTCTTTCCAGAATTTGGCGGCGTTGTCGTCTATCGCGTGTACAAGCACACATCGCACGCCAATTATTTCGGATGCAGAGACGATTCTTCGCAGAGCGTCTTGAAGCAGGTCAAGACCCAGGCCTGTGCCCCTGTATGTGATATCGCGGCCCAGTCGGCCAATAATTGCCACCGGTATTTGGTTTGGAAGTCCCTGCTGTCGCTTCAGCTTTGATGGCAACGCCCTGCGTTCCACGCTGCCCGTAGCGATACAGTAGTAGCCTATTACAGTGTTGTTTTCGCACGCGACATAAGTCCGGGCTGACTGCCCTTCGCTTTGTAGCGCGTTGCTTTTCAGCCAATCGTTCAGAGGGCCGTTACCGCAATCGAAGCGGCTGAGGTCATGAGTTGAATTAAGGCGCGCGGGGGCTGTTACGCCTCCGCGCGAAGCTGGATGTTCGACTATTTCTGCCACAATGGTCGTCGCTTCATCAGCGCTTTCAGCGCTGGGCCAGCGGGTGGCGGATTGTCGAGCGTACTTACAAATGCATCATATTTATCTGCATCCAGCACAAACAATCTCTGATCCAGCAGTACATCAATGGCGTGCTGACGCGCACTATCGAGCACAAACTCACTGAGTGTCTTTCCTACGACACGCGCGGCTGTATCGATTAGCTCTTTCGTCTGCTGGGAAGCGCGAATATGGATATTGGCGCTACTTCTGGAGACACGCGCTCGCGGGCGCGTCGTCGGGCGCTCTACTGCGGCGGTTGTCATTGGTTACCCCTTACTCTGTATTTCCTTGTCACGACGTGTATATGTTATTTGTGTACACAACGTCAACACAGATTCTGGGTTCCAACAACGAATCAATGTCCTTATCTTGTTCTTATCCCATTGATAATTAAAGTCTTTTTGACCATATCACCATTATTTGAGGGTATTATCGTCTCTCACACCCACCCCTGCGCCCGATACCTGATCGGCCGGTTGAAACTCCCCGCCCTGCCTGGCTCCTGGTAGCAAACCGCCATGAGACCCAGCGCATCGGCCGCGTGGCTGGACCAGTCGTGCTCCGGACCAAGGCCGACATTCCGCGCGTCATCCCTGCGCTCGTGATAGAAACCGATCGCGTCCCGGCCCGGCTCGGTCGTCGCTTCATTCCACCAAAGTTGCGGGCCGAGCCTCCGCAACGCCTCGATCCGCATCATCGCCGCGCCCTTGCCCTGGTTTTTCACGGGCGGCTCGACGTTGAAGCCGGCTTCGCGCAGATGGTCTTCGTAGCGCTTGCCGGTGATGTTGTTTTCGTTGACGCCGTCGTGCGGCAGATAAAGGATGGCCTGCGCGTAGCCGCGCGTGCGCAGCCAGTTGACATGAAACGCCAGCACTTGGCCGACCGCCTCGTAGTAATCCAGCACGCGGATTTCACTACCGACCCATTGCACGATCCAGATCGTAAAGGCGTCGGCGGTGGCGCCGGAGCCGCCGATATCGATGAAGGCGCGTAGCGGCAACAGCGGGTCGGCGGCGACTTTGCCGATGCGCCCCTGTGCCCGTGCCTCGGACAGCATCTGCGCAAAGTAAGCGCCCTCGAGCGCCCGCACGTAGTCACCCTCCCAGATGTGGTCGTAGCGATCGGGATAAAGCAAAAGATCGGTCTTGCGCTCGTCTTCCAGCACGGAAGGAAACCAGGGATTGTCGCGCCAGTTGGCGTTGACGACGATCGCGCCCGCGGGCTTTTTGGCGCGGAAGAAGTCATCGGTGGCGTCGGACCTCCGACGGGGATTCCAACTCGCCCACAACTCGGAGCCTTTGGCGCGGATGGTCGGGCGCAGCAGCGAAAGGCTGCGCGCGCTGAGATTTTGCGCCTCGTCGACCCAGGCGATCCGAAAACCTTCCAGCGACTTTATGGAGTCTGCGGTGTGATCCTGCATGCCGCGAAAGATGATGATACCGTCACCGGGGGTTTCGATCTTGTCGCTGAATATCTTGAATTGGTGACCGAGACCCAGCGCCGCGATCTTGCTTTCGATCAGC